AGCAACCGTAGCACTGCCGTCCCGAGACTTAACAGTCCCCTGCTTGGTAACACTGTATCCAGCAGCCTCTAAAGCCTGACGCTGCGAATTGTTAATGCTCTTAAAACTAGAGGCTGGGCGGTTCAAACTGTCCGTGCCGTCAAACGAACCCTTAATACGCTGCGCTATGGTACTCGGCCCAGGAATGGGCTCCCGTCCGCCACCGCCGCCACCACCACCGCCAAACGGATTGCTAACACCAGATAAAGGACCACCACGAAATTGAGGGCCACTCGCACCAGGACCACCACCGTCAAACCTATCCCGCAAACCAGTGTACTTGGTTCCCGCAGTGTTCCGAGCCGTAGCAGCACGGTCACGATCACGCTGGGCAACCAATTCACTAACCCTAGACTGATCAGGGGTATTCCTGTCTAACTCAGCATTAATCTTGGTCTGCGTCTTCATCTCGTTTTTAGAACGACCCTTGCTGCCCTCGCCGCCGCCGCCAGCCTCGTCACCGCCGCCCCAAACAATCTGTGGCATCTGCCAAACACTAAACATGAATTAAATTCCCCTGTTTAAAACCGAAGCCAACCTCGATCCGCGGTGCGAACGTATCCTAGATATCTCCGGAAACTCTCGCCTGAAAAAATCCCGAACATCCCTTGATATAAACAATACATCAGAAACACCCCCCTTGGCAATCATATCTATAACAACCAAACACTCACCGTAATCACGGGCAAATACATCCCAACCACTATACTCATTGGAAATGTACTCCGCATCAGTCAAAAAAGCCCAACTCACAAAACCCATGTAACGATCACCGTCCCAATAATGACGCAGCCGACCAGCTTCATGAGCCGGTAATAAACGCCAACCAATCGTCCGACTAGAAAACCCGCAGTACGGAGCCTCAGTACACCACAAATCTAACGCATTCATAAAACCCATTGAAATTATATACCGCATATTTTGAAGGCCAATCAAGAGTCATGGACCGGATACAACTTAAAGAGGAACCCGAACGGAAAAACACCGGAATGATTTTACCGGACCTACTATACTAGGCCGATACGTCGAGCATAGCCCCAGTTTAGGGGGGTATGGGTGCGGCGTATCGCTCCCGATTCCCATGGCATCGCGGCCAGTAACCCCTAGGCATGCGCCGCCATAGCGTGTCACGGCGCGTCATATGGTGTATTTTATTATCTATATGGTCCGATATAGGCCGATTATGTATTGACACCGCGATTCGTTTGCTATCTAAATTTATTTAGACGCACCGATAGGCGGTGAGTCGTTCAATCAGTAGATAGGAAAAACAAATGTCAAACCTAACAAAGACTCTAGAGACAGTCAGTGTGGCGCAAGTAACACGCGGCCAGATAGCGGACCTTGAAGCGCAAGCTAAAGGTATCAAGGCGCAAGTTGCCAAGCTGGAAAAGGAAGCTGTTGAAGCTGGTCTCTTGATAGTAACCAAAGCCCCTAGCGATGTAGAGCTTGCCCCTGCAAAAGACTCTTATCGCGATATCGGTCTAACGACCAATCCTAAGCAAGGCGGTGAGCGCCCCGCGTACTTAACGGCTCTAGAGTATAGAGGTGTTGGCAAGTTCTTTGATAAGAACTTTACACTACGCAATAAGACAACCAAAGTATGGATAGATCTTGGCTAGGCAAGATATGACGTGCCCCTCTTGATTGAGGGGCATTCACATATCAATCCGATATGAAACCAGAAAGAGGAAATACAATGCGTATCAAGTTAGAATATATCGAAGTTCAAATGTTACTTAGTGGTCTAGAGGCAATACACTTACCAAGTGTAACGCACCATGAGATTAAGAAACGCTTACATAGGCGTTTAGAGCGTATGGAAAGAGATTACACCAGCGGATATGCTGACGATCCGGTAAATGCGAAGATCGAAGCGGCCGTTGATAAGATCGACTCATAATGCAGGATCTCTTTCAATCACTGCTATTGGAAAGATTGAAGCGCGACCTTGCCATGGAATACTGGCAAGGTAACGTTGATAAGAACGGAAACGCTATCGTTCATATCTGGAATATTCCGGTGACAATACCCTACAATACTGATACAAAATAATCACCATGGTGACACGGTTCGAAAGAACTGGAGTCACCAACTCAACCAGAAAAAAGGAAATACAATGCCTAATCCATTTGGAAAGACACGCGACCAAGCCAAGCCATACGCTATCTATAAGCAAGGGCCATTTGAGTATCGCGTATTGAAAACATACAAGCAGCCTAGTACTGAATCGAAAGACGTATACGCTAGATGGTATCTTGCCACCAAGGGCCCTTGGTCAATGGGCTTTGAACTAGGTGATGGTTATGCAAAAGACATACGCGACAATTCAGAGTTAATCTTAGCCGATACAGATTGGCTAGAACACTATACCTAGGATCAAGGGCCCTGCGGGGCCCTTTTTTTTGTGCCGCGTTGGCCGGCCACCCCATGCCGGTGATCCGCAGGTTTCGGCCGGCCGTCCAACCCCAAGGGAGACCTGGAACTGCGCGGCCGGCCGTCTAACGGCGAACGCGCAGGGCGCAGGGCGCAGGGGCGCAGGGGTGCAGGATCTGCAAGCGACCGACCGGCTAGCAGGGGCGCAGGATCTGCAAGCGATCGATCGGCTAGCAGGGGCGCAGGACCGGCGCCCTGGAATCGCGGGGGCTCGATGTCGGTACCGGTTTATTATTCCCGATATAGACCTATAAATATGTTGCGCTGCGCGACCTATGCTATAGAATAAACCTACGTTAACCAGAGAGAGAGGAAACCGACTCATGAAATCCGGTATCATATACAAGGGGCAAAGCCTATTGGATGGTAAGCCAGTTGTTGCTATCGCGACCTATAGCGACCGCAATATAAAAACTGGCAAGGTATTACAGACCTATATAATCCGGTCTGATATATCCCCGTTAGACGCAAGCAAAACGGGCGCAGATTTCAGCATATGCGGGGACTGTAAATTCAGGGGGACACCAACAACGGATCCGGTACGCAAACAAGCGGTCAAACGTGACTGTTATGTTAACCTCGGGCAGGGGCCTACTATAGTTTACAAGGCATTATTGCGGGGGACTTATCCCATGGCAAACACTAAGGCGGACCGCGTAGCACTAGGTGCCGGCCGCGTTGTTAGACTTGGCACCTACGGAGATCCTGCCGCTATACCGTCTTGGGTATGGGATCAACTATTAACCGGTTGCGAGTCTCATTTAGCCTATACTCACCAGTCAGGATTTCGTCCAGATATCGCGATGCAAAGCGCAGATACTGAAGCGCAAGCGGTTGCGTTCTGGAACACTGGGGCGCGAACCTTCCGAGTCATTACTGACATAGGCGATGTTGTGAAAGGCAAAGAGATCCTTTGCCCCGCAAGTAAAGAGGCCGGCCGGCGCGTTCAATGCAATGCTTGCAAATTATGCGGGGGCAATAGCACGAAGACCTCAAAATCAATTGCCATTGTTCAACACTAGTGGCACAATCAACGCGGGGGCATTGTGCCCCCGCACTAGTAGATAGGAAATCAAATGGACTATACAGCAGCACGAAATCTAGCAGACCAGATCCAAAAAGAGGTCGACGCAAATCCAGACTTCTGGACTCAGGACACATATTGGAACAAGTGTCGAACCATTGTTGAGATGAGACATCCAAAAATGGATGTCATGAAACAAGCCCGTCTCATTGGCAAAATGATGCAAGATAAATTCCCGTCATGATTAGCGCGGAGATCTCTTGCGATATCGCGTCCCTTGCCATTGAGGCAGGGGATACAATTTTCACCATGGCAAACGACATCAGCTCAGACGGGGGCTTTAACGTTTACATATATCTTAATCTTGTTCAAACGTCCGAGGACGCAGAGTTGATACATTCCATTATGGATGCACGTAGCAATGCATTCCAACAACGTTTGATAGTCGGGCCCAGACAAGCGCGGATTTGCTGGTCTGATTGCTATGACCCTTACCAGACAGAAATGAACAAGGTAATCTATGAGGATCAAGGGCGCAGCCCCTATGCTGCGACACTACAGCAGGGTAAATGGGATGTATTCTGCTATCAAGGTAATTGGCACTTTGTACGGTCGGGGGATTTATAACGACACATAGGGCGGCGCTGGGGATTTCCCTGGCGGCGCCCTAATTTTTTTTACACACACACATTGGAGCGAGGGCGCAGGGCGCAGAACCGGTTGGCCGGCCACCTCGATCGGGGGCGCAGGGCGCCGAGATCCGGAAAGGTTAACAAACATACCCTAAATGTTAACCGGCTAGCGGGGGCGCAGACATGCGGAGCCCGAACCTTGGTGCAGGGGCGCAGAAACTAGGGCGCAGGGGCGCAGACATTTGAGTAATGATTAAGCAAGCGGGGGCGCAGGGCCGTGAACACGGCACCAACGTCCCCGAAAACCTGTCCAACCCCGCATCGCAGACCCTTTTCCATGAGGCATGGGCCTTGATCCCCGTCAAACAAATGAATTGTACGGGGTCCATGGGCCTTGACCAAGAAGAAACACGCGCCACCACGGGACCAATACTGCATATTCCACGCGACTTGATGGGATCGGAGGCCGACTGCGTTAGACTTAGCTACCTTCAATTCAATCCAGAAGGGTAATCCATCCCAGATTACATGTACATCGGGAACTCCCCCGCCGTGTACGTTCTCAATCCGTGTCGCTGATGACTTTGGCGGCAAGTTCTGCCTTATCGTGTTCCAAAAGTTCGCCTCTGGTCCCTTCGACATCCGTCACATCCTTGAACTCAGCGTCTATCACAAACGCCTGTGGAAATTTCTTCTGGAGATCGGACAGACGCCCGACTATTTCATCGCGGGACATGGTGTCGATAGTGTGTGTTTGTTCCCGTCTGTCTACAGTCAGACCCCCAAGTGCCGACCGTATCTTTTCAGCATTGATCGCGGCAGAGAATTGGCCTGCCTCTTCAGCCCCCTCGGATAGCTGGTGTAGGCGTTGCAGTTGTCCTATGGTTGACACCCCATAGCGGCGTTCTCTTTCATCGCGCATCTCTTGTACATATTCTAGCACATGGGGATAGTCGCGCCCGTTCAGCAGTTTTGATGCCGACACGTTTGCCACATCCTTAGAGTAACCTGCTTTCCGAGCGGCCTCAGCATTGGAGTAGATGCCTTCCACAATGTGCCGTGCAAAGGTCATCTGGCGGGGCGTCAGCGTTCTGGAGTGTGCTTTCTCGATCTTCTTTTTCAGCGATGCCATAGCAAAATCCTCAGTGTTTACAGGTATTATAGGTGTCGCTGCGCGTTACAGCAAGTTTCCATATAGGGTTTTCTCCAGAGGAATTGAGACGGGTTGGACCCAAAAATCTAGGAGAGGGCAGTACGAGGCAACTGGTAAACTCGTGACACTCGTGACAGTGTCGTGACACTACCGAAAGTATACGTGTCACGATGTACTATACGTGTAACCCATTGTCTGGGCTTAATAATATTTCATCTTTAGTATACTCGTGACACTCGTGACACCAAAACCCAATAGTTTTCAGTTCAAAAAGTTTCAAAACCTCCAGCAACTCCCTATA